TATCCTAACCGCTACAACCATTCAACTGGATGCATTCCAGAAGGGTGATACATCTATTGCTTTAACTGATAGTGGTACTGATGGTACTATTGTTGTTACTACTGATAATGTTGAGGCAGCAAGAGTAGATGCTAGTCAGAAGATTGGTATTAGAACTGATTCTCCAAGAGATAGACTTGATGTTCTAGACACTGCTAGATTCGAGAGAATCAACGCTACAGGCGTTGTAACAGTCAGCAGTAGTGCAGACATCAATAACCTTGATGCAGTCGATGCTAAGATCGCTACAGGTCTTGCTACAGCGTTTACCGTTGGTCAGACTATAGGAGATGGTTCGTTAACTATTAATGCTCCTGTTGGACTTAACAGTCACACAGATATTCCTGACAATGTTGAGGTCAGGATTGGTAGCAATGACGACTTTGTTATCTATCATCAGGATACTGATGCATTTAACAATAGAGGTAATACCATACTTAAGCATAGTAATGGTAATGCCCAATATTCTAGAATGCAGATCTGGAGTGATTACTTCAGCGTTAAGACTGCTGCTGCAAGTAGTGACTTCTTAGTTGCTGATAATAAGACTCTGAAATTGATGTATGCTGACACCGCAGCTTCTGGTGTTGGTGATAGAATAGTCATTACTGCTGCTGGTGCAGAGCATCTTGGTATTGCAACATTTAAAGATAATGGTGTATACAAAGGTGAAGTTGCTATTGGATCTTCTATAACAGCAACTGCTGGTGTAGTTACTGCCAATGCTGTTGACCTTGCTGATGCTGACATTCTTGACGCTAAGATAACTGCTGGTTTAGCAACTGACTTTGCAATAACTAATGCCAGAATTCAGACTGGTATTGCTACTGAAATGACCTTCGCTGGTTTCTCAACCTTCGTTGGTATAGCAACCTTCCAGAGTGATATATTTGTTGCTGGTAACTTGAATGTTATTGGTGATGTTGTATATGATGAAGTTAACGGTAGAAACATTAAGATTACTGGAATCAGTACCTTCAATGAAGTTGTTGTTACTGGTGTCACTACAATCTCTGATATTAAGATTGGTGCTGGTAGTTCTGCTACTAAGATTGAAACTAATGGTGGGGAACTTGTTCTAGACTCTGCTGCTGGTCAGGTTACAATTCAAGATAATGTACATGTCGTAGGGTATGCCACATTCAAGAATGGTCTATACTATCGTTCAGATCAAGGTGGAAGCACAGGTATAGGATATAGTGGTCCTAACGGTATTGCTTACTTTGAAGATGATGGTAGATTGGTAAGTACTGCAAGTACAGTTGGATTCCTAACAACAACTAACTATATGATGACCACAAATGCTGCAGGTGTTCCACAGTGGAGCGATTCGATTGATGGAGGATTCTTCTAATGGCAAAACCAAATAGTAGGGCAACATTATCAGATTATTGTTTAAGACAGTTGGGTGCTCCAATTCTGGAGATTAATGTTGCCGATGAGCAAGTTGATGACCTAATGGATGACTCTCTACAATTCTTTTATGAGAGACATTTTGATGGTGTAGAAAAGGTATTGCTTAAGTATCAACTTACTGAAGAAGATAAGAAGAGAGGTAGAGCAAGAGGTGGTGATAATAATTTAGGTATTACTAGTACAACTACTACATCTGGTGTATTTGAGGAGAATCAAAACTACATAACAGTTCCAGATTCTATATTAGGAATTGAAAGAGTTATGCAGTTTGATAGTAGTGGACTTAGTAATGGTATGTTTAACTTGAAGTATCAGTTATTCTTAAATGATATTGCGTTTAATATGGGTTATGATGGTCTCCTAAATTATTCTATGACCAAGACATATCTAGAAGATATTAACTTCTTGTTAACTACATCTACTCAGATTAGATACAATAAGAGAAACAATAGACTTTATTTTGATATTGATTGGGCTTCTACTACTGTTGGTCATTGGGTGTTAATTGAGTGTTATAGAATTATGGATCCTGCTAACTATAGTGGAGTCTATAATGATTCTTTCTTGAAGAGATATCTAACAGCAAAGATTAAAAAACAGTGGGGTCAGAACCTCATTAAATTCCAAGGAGTAAAACTCCCTGGTGGTATAGAACTTAATGGTCGTCAGATCTATGAAGACGGTGACCTAGAGATAAGAGAGATAGAAGAAAAAATGCTATCTACTTACGAAATTCCAGTCCTTGATATGATAGGGTAATGCCTTTATCTCCTTTTTTCCAACATGGTTCCCCAGATGAGCAGAGATTAGTTCAAGGACTAATTGATGAACATTTGTCTATTCATGGGATTGATGTATATTACATACCAAGAAAACAGATAGTTACTGATGACATCTTAGGTGAAGTTCAATCATCAAAGTTTAATGATAACTATATTCTTGAAGCGTATCTAAACAACTATGAGGGGTATGCTAAGGGAAGTGATGTAATGAGTAAGTTTGGTATTAATTTACAGAACGAAGTTACTTTAACAATATCAAGAGAAAGATTTGAAGACTTTATTGCACCTTTTCAATTTAACTCTACAAACTTGAATGCTCCTAGAGATGGTGATATAGATTTTGGAACTAGACCTAAAGAAGGTGACCTAATCTGGTTCCCATTAGGAGAAAGATTATTTGAGATTAAGCATATAGAATTTGAATCACCATTCTTTCAATTGGGTAAGAACTATACTTATGAACTTCAATGTGAACTCTATCAACTTCAAGACGATATTATCGATACCAATGTTGTTGGTATAGATGAGAGATTACAAGAAGAAGGAAATATTACAACTGTAAACCTTGCTGGTATTGGATCTACTGCTAAGGCATCTGTAGATACATTTGCATTGTCAGGTGCAATGAGATTGGTTACATTAAATGATGATGGTTCTGGGTACACTTCAGCACCTCTTGTCAATGTAGAAGCATCTCCTGCTGGTGTATCAACATCTCTTGGTGCTGTTGTAGCAATTACAACTACTAAGGGTCAACTTGCTGCTATAGATTATGTTGCTATAACTAATCCAGGTTTTGCATATACAGAACCACCTACTATTGGATTTGGTACTCCAGGTGTAGGTGCTGCTGCTACTTCAACATTAACCAATAGTGGTATTGCATCTATTAGAATACAGCAACCAGGTACTAATTATGTTACTCCACCTGTAATTAGTATTCAACATCCTCAGTATGTTGATAAGCAGTATGAATTTACTGGTATTGCAACTGCTGGAATGATGGAGATTGTTGGTATTAATACTATGGGAAATATTGCTATTGGTCATACTATTAACTTCAAAGATCTTGGTGCAGTAACACTTTCTGGTGGTGGTATTGTAACATCTATTGGTTCATCTAGTGTTGGTATTGGTACATCTATAGGTGGTACTGGAACTGTTAATACTACCTTTGTTGGTACTGGTGCTATGGTTGGTGCTAAGGCAGGTCAGGTACAAGCAACTGCTGTTGCAACATTGTCTGGATCTTCTATGTTTAGAATATATCTAACGGATGCTGGTTCTGGATATGAAGCAACTCCTACAATTTCTATTAGTGCTCCATTAAGTACTGGTATTGGAACTTATCATCTAAACGAAAGGGTAGTTGGATCTACTTCTGGTGCTGAAGCATATGTTAAGAAATGGGATGAAGCTAATAGAAAACTAGATATTGCGATAAATACTGGTGATTTCACACCTGGTGAGTACATCACTGGAACTGCATCTTCTGCAAGGTATCAAATATTCTCTTGGAATGATGATATAAGCACTCAAGCTGCAGGTAGTGAATACTTTATGAATGATGAATTTGAGACTGCTGCAGATGAGCTGCTCGATTTCACTGAATCTAATCCCTTTGGAGATGTGTAATGTTAGGTACTTACTTCTATCATGAAATATTAAGAAAAACAATTATCGCTTTCGGTACATTGTTTAATGATATCCATATACAACATGATGATAGATCTGGTGGCACTCTTAGTGAAACCAAGGTTCCATTAATCTATGGACCAAAACAAAAGTTTTTAGCAAAACTTGAACAACAAGAAGAGTTAAGTAAAGCAGTTGCTATTACATTACCTAGAATGTCATTTGAGATGTCTAACATGTCATATGATCCTAGTAGAAAGAGTAGTATAACTAGAACTTTTAAAGCAGTTGATAGTACAGATCCATCTAATAAGAAAGCAAAGAAAGTATATTTACCAGTACCTTATAATGTAGGGTTTGAACTTAATGTAATGACTAAGTTAAATGATGATGCATTACAGATAGTAGAACAGATACTTCCATTCTTCCAACCAGCATTTAATGTTACTATAGATTTAATATCATCTATTGGAGAAAAGAGAGATATTCCTATCGTATTGGAGAACATATCATTCAGTGATGAGTATGAAGGTGACTTCTCAACTAGAAGAGTTTTGATGTATACTTTTAATTTTAATGCTAAGACATATCTCTTCGGACCTGTTGCTGAGACTACAGATGGTCTTATCAAGAAAGTTCAGGTTGATTACTATGCAGATACTAAGACTGAGACTGCCAAGCGTGAAATGAGGTATACTGTTACTCCAGATCCTGTTACTGCTGGACCTGAGGATGACTTTGGATTCAGTGAGACTACTACTATGTTTAGTGATTCTAAGAAGTATAGTCCTACTAGACAGGAGGATGTATAATGGGACTACCTGAAATTCCTTACGATCCTTGGTTTAATGAACCACACAATCCCCTTGATGATATGCCTATAGCTACTAATGACAGATTTGATATGTATGGTTCTTCTGATGCAGATGATGCTTTTCATCCACAATATGCATCAAGGCATGAATCATCACCTGAGTTTGAGAAAACTGCAGAAGAGGTAGTTACTATGCATGAGAAGATGTATAGAATTGCTACCGCAAAATACAATCCATTTGCTATAGGTGGATCGGAAAGTATTCATGATTTTGAAGGAGGATCAGAAAATGTCCAAAGAAATTGATAAGGCATTAAATACCGAATCCGAGCATAATTATGTTAAAAAATTTAATGCTCATGCAGATCTTCCTGCAAAAAAAGATATGGGTATTGACATCGATAAAGATTATGAGTATAGTAGAGCACAGTTGTACTCATTAATCGAAAAAGGTCAAGAGACTTTAAATGGTATTATGGAGGTTGCTGGCGAATCTGGTTCCCCTAGAGCATTTGAAGTAGCAGGTCAGGTATTAAAATCAACTGCTGATATTGCTGATAAACTCATGGATCTTCAAAAGAAAGTAAAAGAGATTGATGAGACTAAGCATAAGACTACGAACAATGTCACAAACAATGCAATCTTTACTGGTAGTACTGCTGAATTGCAGAAATTAATTAAAAAAGGATTTATGAAATAAATTTATTTTTATTATGTTTAGATGTAAACCTACAGTACCACCAGTAACAGGGTGGTTAGAAATTTCGTTAGAAAGAAATATTATAGATTATTTAAATACTAGGATTGATGCATCTATTGCAGAAGATGATTCTGTTAAAGATCAATTAGCAGGGCATATATCATCTAGTTTAAATTTAATAGATAAAGATGATTTTTTTACAAATAATGTTCTATTGAAATGTGCAGAGCAATATTATCAGGCATTTCCAGCATACCCTTCTCGTAATATTAATCATGCCAGTACTACTAATAATCTAGTTTTAAATGATTGGTGGGTTAATTTTCAAAAGAAACATGAATATAATCCTACACATGGTCATGGTGGGTTATATTCTTTTGTTGTATGGATGAAGATTCCAACTGATAATAAAGAACAATCTAAGTTAGAATTTTTAAAAGGATTGGCAAAATCAAATGTATCTAATTTTGAAATGACATATATGGATACTCTTGGTGATATATGCCACTATACCTATGATATGAGTCCATTATCAGAAGGAAGAATGTTGTTTTTTCCTGCTAAAATGAAGCATTGTGTATATCCATTCTATGAATGTGATGAAGATCGTATTACAATATCAGGTAATTTATACTTTAAATAATGCTAAATAAGAGCTAGTTACTCTTATATAAATGCCAAAAGATATTAAGGAAGAAACAGCACCTGTGGTAGAAGAACCCGTAGAAGAAAAGAAGGGGTTGCTTCAGAAAGCAAAAGATGCTATACTACCTGATGCTGATGAACAAGCTGCGATCATCTCAACGATGGTCAG